GTCTAAGTCTGCCATGTCAGCAGGAATCTTAATGCCATTCTCTTCTAAAATGTCTGTATCTACATATCCCCAAAACTCTAGAACTTGCCAACGCTCTGTATCTGAAGGAGCAATATCGTCATCCTCCATTTTCATTTCCCAATGCTTACGCACATAGTCTGGTCCTGAGTCTATCGCATTTTCAATAGCTTCATCAATGAAGTAAGGTCTACCTTTCAATGCACGTAACTGATTGCGAGACATCTTGTGTCTTTCAATTACGTACTCTGCATCATCCATAGAGGAAGCAACAGGATCAGGATAGAAGTTCCAAACACTAACGTGATTTGTAGATGGTACAGTTTTGATAAGTGGATCATACTCGCCATCTTCATCCCAGTTAGGATACTCTTTGTCTACAGCAAATGGCCCTTTCATTACACCTGTGCCTAGCAATGCCATCTCAAATGCCATGCTGCGTAAATGTTTAGATGCACCACTTTCCTGTAACTGATCGTGTATCTTTTTTTCCATCTTCTTGGAAGCAATCATTGCAGGGTGGAATGTAGCTGTAGCAGGTGTAGTACCATCACCTTCAATTATCTTTTCAGATACAGGCTCAACTTTATCCTCCACTGGACCTAATCTACGTCTAAGTTCAGCCATAGTTTCGCCAGGCTGTAATTCAGTATCTGGTCCTATGAGATAAGGTTTTGTAGTTTCTTTTGTAAAGGAGTCACGCAGTACTCCTGTAGCTTGTTCAGCATTTGGATCAATGTTAATGTGAACAGCTTCTGCTACACCATCAGGTAAAACAGATGGATTGATAGTAAGTGGGAACTTGTTGTTACCAAATAGTACGTCTACAATCTGTCCGTAAGCTGCTAGAGTCTTAGTCTTAGTAACCTTTACAAAAACTTTTGATTTTTCAGTAGAAGTAAACTGTACATCTGGTCCATACACACCACGATAGTTTCTGTATGCTCTTAGCCAACGCTCTTCGTCTGCGTTACGAGCATCTTCTGCACGTTTGTATCGATCATTTACAAATGTAACTACATTACTTACGCTATCAAAAAGCTTGTCTTCTTGCCCCTCTGCAGCAACTACATCATCTGTCTCAAATGATAAATCGTCTATTTCTGCCATTATCTGTCATCCTTATCAAAACAGTCAAATTGTAAACCGTAGTATTCGTTTGTTTCATGCTTCTGCCAGTTAGAGCTTTTTACAATCTGTTGGCATTGTTCTTGAGTGAATAGTTCTTGCATAACGTATTGATTGCCTGTGTAGACCCACTCTGTTCCTGTGTTACCCCACATGCTTATTACGACTACAAATGTTTTCATGTTTAGTATCCAAAGGTGGAATCTGACATTTGAAAGCCAGAGCGTTGTGTTGCAGGATTATAATCCCATATAGAACTTCTTGGTCTAGTCATTATACCATAGCGTAGTGCGTCATACAAGTGATCTTCAGCGTGTGTGTCTACGTCTTCAGGGTTCTTCTTGTCTAGCGGAATCGCAGGGATTTGCGCTATTGTATTCGTGCAGGTGGAAAAGAACACAAGCCTTGGCTCTTCGGTGAACTCGTCCACCTGCAACCTACGGTGTATCTCGTTCTTACCTGCAACCCTTGAGCCACGAGAGCGATCTGATGGACGCCAACGGCAACCCTTCATGTTCATTTGCTCTGCAAGTGATGGGCCAGTATCACCTCTTTTGTGCCAGAGGGATGAATCCAGTACACCGTATCTTATAGTGCCGTCATCAGCCTCTGCCTCTAGTATCATATCTGCTAGATCAGTAGCTGTAACTTTAGAACAATATAGCTCTCTGTAGACAACCAGTTGCTCACTTGGTGATACAGCGAACCAGAGTACTCCAGTGTAGGAACCGTAACCATAGTCGCAAGCTCTAAACTTAGCCCATCCACTAGGTATGTCGATAGGTTCCACAACGTGTATGCTTCTGTTAAATTCAGGGAATGCTGCCCCTTCGTTAATATCCCAGTTACCATCTAGTAACTGCTTTCTTTGGTGCTCTGGCAATGAGAGTAGCATTGCTTCGTAGTCACCACTGTCTGCTAGATACGGATTGTCAAACAAACTAGCAGGTATAAACCTACGCTTAAACAAGGGCTGTCCTTCTCGACTATGCCCTTTAGGAAACTTTATCGTGTCTCCTGTTTCAATATTTGTTGCCCAGAAAGAATCGTTAGGAGGGCTAGGATCAATAAACATTTTCTTGACCCATTGGTGTCCGTTGCCGCCAGGGTTTGTGGTAGCTCTCATATACAAACCTAGCTGAGAACTAAACGCTGAACGAAGTCGTGACCTCATGTAATCCCAAGCGTAGGGTGTAGGCCACTGTGTAAGTTCGTCAAAGCCAATCCAATTAAACGCCTGACCTTGGTATCGTGTTACGTCCATGTCTTTGTCGAGGTACGACATCCATAGTCTACCACCTCTAGGTGCAATCCACTGTGACTTACGTTCACTCCACTTAATACCAGGAATAGCTTTAGGGTAAAGTTCTTGACTCTTCTGTATAAGTTCCCTAAGTTCTTCCGTAGTATGACGAACTAGTAGACCACTAAAGTTTGGATCATTCAAACCGTGAAGTGGGTCAGCAAGCATTGCAAAACTCTTACCACCACCTGCTGCCCCACCATACAAGACTTCTCTTTCAGATGCGGATAAGAAGCTTGTCTGTGGACCTGGGTTTGGTTTAAATACTACCTCTTGGGCAATATCAACATCAAACTCAGGTGCTATTACTTCGGCTGCTACAACTTGAGGTTCAGGCTGTTGCTGCGTTGGGCTTGGTTGCGTAGGCTCCGATACATTCTTCTTCGAGCTTTTTGATCTCTTGTAACGTTTCTTCGAGCCTTTTGGCAAGCTTGCGTTTAATTGTAGCTGCTTTCTTACGTTTTCGCTCAATGTCTACTCTCTTCTTTAGCCCTGTATCAGATATGTATCTACCTGTTTGTTTTGTTAGCCACAGTGCTACTTCTCTATAAGAGTACTGCATGAGATGTTTCTTTGCAAGTTCTAATGCTTCTAGCTCTGTAACTATGGGCTGAAGTATCTTATCATTGTCAGGATGCACTTCGTAACCAAATGGTATTGTTCTAGTTACTCTGGCGATTATGTGCCATTCTCTTTCTGCACCCTTGTGTGGTCTAGGTAGCTCCCAATATCCAAGGGATTCACGGTTTACACTTATTCGTTTGTTCCTTCTTTCGAGGGTAGTATAAATACACCACCACTGCTTGACCCTACGTCAATCTTCTCTACCTTACCAAGCCCTGCCCTATCAAGCAAGTCCTTAGCTGCTGACATTTTATCTCGTATTCCTAGCTCTGTTGGATCGTGCAAAGCACCTACCATAGCCATTGCAGCTTTCGGTGCTGTACGTGCAAAGTAACTACGAGTACGATCACCTATCTCATCTTTCAATGATTCCACAATGGCAGTAGTGCTAGACTGTTCACCATACCCTGCTAGTTTCTTAGCTTGTACAACATCTCCACCTGCCTCATCAAATAAGACTTCAAGGAACTTCTGTTGTTTTTCTGTTAGGTTTCTTGCCATTATGCCACCATGTAAATTATAAACCCTAGCATTGCTGCTCCAGTTAATACTATTAAAATAGAGAGAGTCCAAGTAACTATTGCTTCTTGTATCTCTGCTTTGCGATACTCTTGTTCTTTCTTCTGCTTACGTATCCTACCTTCAGTAGCTACAAGTTCATCCCATGCAGATGGACCCATGCTGAAACTGATCCAGTCTTTTAGCTCTTTTCTCATGGCTTCAGCTTTTCGTTTAGCTGTAAATATAGCTAGAGCTTCTGCCTCGACAGACTGTCCGTTGAGTGCTTTCCACCAAGGAGGGTTCTTGTTTTTCTGTTCAGCGTAGGACAGATCACTCATGCAACCTGCCCATTGGGTCAACTGTCCTGACATATCTTGTAGGTCTTTACCTACCTGAAAGCCTTTCTTCAACGCATTGAAAGCTACGGTAGCACCACCGATTATTGTAACTGGATCCACGAGCCTCCTCCAAAAGTACTCCTAGTATCATTAAATAACTGATTGTGTTTTTCAAAGAGCCTTACCTGATAGTATAGCTCTTTCTATATCACATCTGCCAATACCTAAGTCTCGTAGCTCTCTATCGGTCATTCTGTAAAGTTGCATACGTGCAATCTTACGTCTAGCTGACTCTGCTCTTGCTTCTATTAACCTATTAAAGAATCGTTTAATCATTATATACTCCTATGTTAGCCCAACCTTTTTGGGCATACATAGTTATACATAAACAACGTTAGGTTAGTAGCGACATTACGGAATATCCGTTATGACTTTTTTGTACCCT